CCCGATACGAAGGTGTCATCATGAGAGAGCACATTGGGAACACCATCGCCGGAATCACCTCGGCAGATATGCTCAAAGAGATAATAGGCTGGATCAGTGACTCCAATGAAGTCTTTCTTCATGGGGGAAAATTGTTTGACATTCTTGTAGCGGTGAAGCTGCAAGAAGTCTTTGTCAGCAGAGACGATCAGGACAGGTTCTCCCTTCCCGAACCCTTGAGTCGATTCAGTTAGGTGACCAATGATGTCATCTGCCTCGGCACCCTTTGATTGAATGACTGGAAATGCCATTGATTCGTTGATTTCATCCCGCACTGTCGCGATCATTTCAAATAAGCTCGTCCAATCAAGCGGTGACGAATCCCGGCTCTTTTTTCGATTTGCTTTATACTGTGGATATGGACCCTTGCGCCATGAACGATCATCACATGCAATTATCGTCTTACCATATTCATCCCGAAACTTGTGATTGTATCGTCTCACGGAATTCAAGATCATGTGCCGAATCAAGGGCTCTTCAATTTCCGCAGGTCGGTCCTGGGAGAAGATGGCTGCGATTGATATTGCGCTATAATCGATGATCAACATGTATTAATACTATCAGGTTTTCAGGGTTTGTCAACACTTTTCTTATCTGCATACTTCCGTAGATGCTTTTTGGTAATCTTCAGGGATATCCACCCGTTGTAGTATTCCTTGGAGAGGAGAACCTCCCGGTCGATTTGCTCTTTTGCCTCGAGGTATGAGCATTCTGATTTACTGGAACACATGTGGAGTATTTCTCTGGTGAAATTTTCATACCCACAGGTCTCGATGTCTTTTTTCAATTCCTCATTTGATCCCCAATAAGCTTTCCAGTCTGATTCAGCAAGATACCGTTTCTTTTTCTTCTTCACCTGGCGTGATTTCATTGACCAGAAAAACTTCTTGCCCACGTATTGTCTTCCATTGATCAGATTTGTGATCAGATACACAAACCCATAAAACTCTTTTTGATCAGGTGCGGTATTATACTCTTCATTAAGAAATGTCCAGGTTTTCATTGACAGGAATCTAGTCTTATGGTATAATTTATTTCTCGAAAGAAGAAGAAAAGAATCTTCTTATTCCACATTTGTTCAAGGGTCATCTTGAGACTTGATCTTGATGACAATTTCTTCCTTGCCCCTGGGTCCAGTCCAATGTACAATTCGGGCATCACGATTGAATCCTCTGTATTTGATGTCAAGTCTTAACCACTGGTATTCTTCGGGCATAACAACCACATGTTCCTCGGATTCCCCAATCAGATGATGTAGCGCCTCCATGTCTCCTCTTTCAATTCCCAGGAGAGATCGCTTGCACCACTGTTTAAGTATCTTTGGTTTATCCTTGAAGACAACGACACCGGTTTGCCAATATGCCCATTTCTTTTTCTTTGCATATACATCACCGGTGAGTCCCAATTTTTCATCTTGTGCATATTGAAAGATATCAGTAATTGGTTTCTTCACTTCACAGTCGAGATCCAACCAACAAGTATACTTATATGGACTTGAGAGCATGGCTCTTGGTTTCATGAACCAGGTTCGCTTATCAGGAAGTTTACCGATGTTAATAATCTCGATATCCCCTGGCAGTAACTTTCTCATCTTTCTGGCAAGACCGAAATCAGCAACAACGATAGGGATATCGGGCATATGTTCTCGGACATTTTTTAGCCACCAATCAAGTAACCAAAACTGATTCGCGTCACACCCAGTTAGAATACATTCACCGTCTTTCATACTCTCTGGTAGTCTGAAGGTAGATTGTGTTTCATCTTACATCCTCTCTCCTCTTGAATCGAGGAGAATCGGTCATCTGCCTTAAAGACCCATGGGTAGTGTTCATCCAAGACGAATTGATCCGAGGAGAGAAATGTATCTGTCGGACCACCCATATCATTTCCTCTTTGGAGGATCATTTCCATTGCACTTGGATTGATCGCATATGCATGTGCACCTGGAAAATATCTCTTGGAAAAGAGATTCCGAACTCCACTCATTTTCGGTTCTTTATACTTACCATAACTGGGGTGACCGAGATTCACGAAATGTCGAAAGTTAAGATAGTTTGGCATCTCTTGTGTCATTACGGCATCGTGTTCCAGAATACCAATCGGTCCATCTTGATTATCAGCACACATCTGCCATAGAGTCCGGTGAGAAAGATGCGCTGCGACACATCGATCAAGTCTGGCAAATCTATTTGCATGCCGAAATCCAGACATGAACTTCTTGTGTTTCATCATGTCCTTGATGTAATCACTATCTGGTGTATAGGCGGGAAAGAATGTATACTCCATTCCAAACTTCTCTAGGGATTTTGCACAGCGTTCTGCTGCTTCACATGATTTTTCGTGTGCTGGGCAATTGGTATCTTCAATTCGTATAATATGGAATTTCATTATTCTGTAGTAGTAGATCTTAACATTTGAACATGCGTGTAATAGGTCTTCGTGACACCTAAACCAGAGACGAGTTGTTTACACATCAAAGCATCATTGGGCCAAAAACCGTGTTCATCAACCAGCGACAACATCTGTTCTGCACCCCCTGGTTTCATTATATAGGCTGAGTTACCAGCCAATCCCTGGGGTATGTCGTCCTTATCGATCCAGGGAACCTCTTGATACTCCTGGGAGTTTTTCAAGACCACATCATAGAAATCGTGTGCTTTCCTTGTCGCCTTGAATGGATTGTTGATACCAAGAATACTGAATTCAGGAGATTCTTCCACGACCCTTTGAAGATCGAGTTTGCGTACGAATCTGGCATCATGTTCAAGAATCAGGATGGGCTTATTCCAATTGGCACACATCTGCCAGAGCTTGTAATGACTCAGGGCACACCCAATACGATTACGAATATCCGCAGTACGATATGCCGAGAGAAGTAGATCGGTCTTCTCATCGTACTTTGAACCACTTTTTGGGTAGGTCCATTCATTATCAAACTTCTCGAGTTCCTCTATTGCATGATCTTTATCGACTGCCTGAAAGAACTCTGGGTAGAATGAATTGCCTACCTTCTTTGAAGAAGCTGAACAGAACTTGGCTGCTTTTTCGGATGTCTTATTTCCCTTGAGTGTTATGATGAAGACTTTCATTTTATCTTCTAAAAACCAAAACCGTTCCGCGGTGCTTGACATCTCTACTGATTCTTTTTTCTATATTGAAACCACATGATGCTATCATATTCTCGACTTCTTTCAATGTGGCTTCTAGTGGATCTGCTGGAATACAAACAGAACGGGTTTCAGCATATTCTAGGTATATCCTACCATGTTCATTCAACTGATCACCCCAAACTTTGATTGTCTCTTCTGGGCATATTGAATGATCAAATGCATTCGAATAGACTATGTCAAATTTACCAATCCATTCTTCTTTGGGTTTACTAAAATCATGTTGAACCGTCATTGGATACTTGGTGGCAGTATCACTTATTTCTGTTCCAATAACACACGAAGTCGGAAACTTCTCTAGGAACATTTTTTGCTCTGCACCACTTCTTGTTCCATGACATAAGATATTCTCTGCTTCTTTTTGATTCTCACAGATCCATTGTATTGTTGATTTTTTGGCGTAAACCCATCCTTCCTTTACTTTATTTGCTGCTGTTTGAATCTCAACATAATCATCATAGTCTTTGTATTGATAAACTTTCATATTCGCCCTATTGTCATTGCACCAACATTATCTCTACATTCTTCGATGACCTTCCAACCATTTCCACCGCACCATTTCTTAATTCCCGGACCAATATCAGATGGTTGTTTATTGACGATCGCTGTATCATGGAAAATAATGTATTTGTTTGTAACAGGTGCATGTAAGGCGAGTTCTTGAATGGTCCAGCGCCACTGGTGGAGAGAATCGATCATCAACATGTCGGTGGTAACTGCACATCGCTTATCGATTGAACTCATTTCATATACATTTAATGATACCCCATTCTCTTTGCAGTAATCCTCAAAGAGATGTTTCTGCCAGTTATATTTC